AGGAAACTCCAAACTCTTGGTCAATGCCGAGAATGGATCTGCGCCTTTCTTCTCAAAAGAAAAGCAGTAGCCGTTTGACGCGCGTTAAGCGTCCCGTAGATAATCCCACCAGTGGTTCTACGGTTAAACGGTGCCGCGATTGCTCTCAAAGCGATCGCGCTACCAAGGAAACGATCCACAATGGGTTACTGTTGCTTCGGGTCAGATACGGTTTACCGTACTCTGAGCTACCGGACAGTGGCCCTGGTGATCTCTCTCGTTTCCTCTCATTCCTCTTGCTACAGGGTAAGGAGCGGACCTCTGTAGCCTTCCCGCGTCGCCAGCGACCGGGGAAAGACGGCCTTTGTTCACTACAAAGGTTGTGCCGAAGAGACAGGTGGGCTTTGGCCCACGGCTGCTCGTCAATAAAACGCAACTTGCCGAAAAGTTGCAAGCGGCACACTCCATCCGCGCGGTCCCATTGGGAGGCGACCGCGTGTTCTCAACCCCCTCCCCCATCTCCAGAATACATCGCACACGTTAGACGTGTTGTAACTGGCACTTTTCGTCCCGGCTGGGATCGGAACTACCACTCCGTCGTTGGTAGTCATGTTCCGAACCCATCCGCTCGCGCCTGTAAGGGTCGCGCTGATGCCCTTTGGGCTGGACGACGAAGTGAATTCTTTACCGCTACTACCAGTGAGAGCGAGGTCGTTCCTCGTTCGCTCACGGGGCGGTACAAAGACATCCTATCCACGGGCAAGACTAGACCGATGCTCATCTTCGACGAGTCGATTGAGCTTCTTGCGCCATTGCATAAGCTAATGTATTCACATTTGGCTAAGCAGGATTGGATTCTTTGCGGTCCTCCGACCGAAGAAAAGATGGCATCTGTCCTTGTGAACGCCTACCAGACCTCGGTGGATCTGGTAGCGGCAACCGACGGCCTTGACCTTACGGTCTCTCAGGCAATTCTCGATTCCTTGTTCTTCACTTCTGTGAAGATCCCTCGTACTCTTAGAGCGTTCGCTAAGAGTTCCTTGTATCCAAGCTTCTTGGGTTCGAGGGGAAAGGTTTTGAGAGTCAGTCACGGACAGATGCAGGGAGCCTACCTCTCCTTCCCTCTACTCTGCATCCACTCATACTGTGCCGCCTCCTGGGCGGCCCGCGATCAGGTGGGGGCACGTTTCCTCGTCAACGGTGATGACACTGTCATTTCTGCCGGACGAGCTATTGGTGTGCAGGACTACCCCCCGGGGTACCGACTCAACGCCAGTAAAACAATTCGTGCCGAAAACGTCGCCGAGCTCAACTCGACGGTTTTCTTAAAGAGTGGAAGGAAGTGGCGCGAAATACGCCATCTTCGGAGAGGAGGAGCGGTGGCCGATTTCCCCGGCATGATACACATGGCGAAAGCCGTCACTATCACGCCCGGGTTCGTGGATGCCTTTCAAAGGGCACGAATCGGTCGCCGCTGGGGTTTCCTCCCCAGCCAACTTGGTCATGAGACCTACCCCGCTTACAAGCGAGAGCGGGGCCTCAGGGTGCGTCGAGTTTGGACGCCCTTGCCGGAACCATCTGATGATGTTGTGTTCCCTGAGGAGTTGGTTAGGATCACCGGAAGGGATCCTACGCCCGTGGAGGCAGAAGCCTTGCGAGTTGTCATGTGGAGACACGGGCGCTGGGGGGGTTCGAAGAGAGACGTATTTTCTCCGTCCTGCGGGAAAGTACGTCGGAGTTACGAGTACAGGGCCCAGCCCTGTAAGTCGTACTTGAGTTTTGTTGGCTCAAGGCGGCCAAAGTTATCCTCCCTTTGTCGAAAGGAGGCGGACATGAATTTGGTTCCGGCCACGTTTGTGTCTGAGGAGGAATCGAGGGGGCTAGACAGCCTTGAGCAGTTCCGAGCGAACTGGGATAGGGGCTTTGTTCTCGTAGAGGACAGAGCACTGGATGTCTAGCGACGAGATCCGTGGGTCTCAAATCGTTTCTGGCTGGTCGCAGCGGAAACCTAGCACTGGGCTCCTTGTACCGTTTCCTTCCCCGTCGGGGTTGGGCGGAGGCAGGCTACCCGAAGACGAGGTCGTAATCCTGTTCAACACGTAAGTGCCAGAATCCATGGCTAGCCGCGTAAGCGGTAAGGAAGTTCGGGGGGTAATGGTCCCGAACCAGTGAGCGCTCGTCGCACCCGAGGATAGGGGGTGCAATTCCCTTAATCTACGGGCTCGGAGTCGAAGAAGGTGAAAGTTGTCGCGGGGTAATTTCCAGAATTACAGGGCGACCAGGGGTGTTCTGTTTACTACCGCCGGGGTAGGAACAGTCGCAAGCGGAAGGGTG